CAGTCCACCATCATTAATGGAGTTGATTAATTGAGGCCTATTAATTCTTCTAAATGGTTTACTGAATAGACCAAAGCACAACGCATCTAAAACAGTAGATTTGCCTGATCCATTTTCTCCGACAATTAGTGTGGTGGAAGTTTTATTTAATTGAATTTCTGTAAATTGATTGCCGGTACTCAGCAAATTTTTCCACCTAATATTTTTAAAATATATCAAGGTTTAGTATTCTTTGAGTACGGAAGGTTTTGTCTGATGTTCAAATCTGTAATCTAGATCATTAAAAGAACTTGTAAGAACATCAACGCATAATTGGTTTAGAGTTATATTTCTTTCATGAGCTGCTTTAGCTAAATGTACAAAATCTTCGTCTGCTATGTCAAGGTCTATTGTTACTGTTTGATCTTTTTCAGTATCAATTAAGTCTTGAGCAAATTGTGCTCTTTTTTCTGTCATATCTTCATCACTCCTTCTTGCATTCCATTCAGGAGCAACAGTATCAGTTTGACCTAATGTACCATCATAATCTGCTGGAGCTAAATTACGTTCTACTTTTTCTTGTTCCCTTCTTCTCATTTCATCCATGTCATAATTAGTCATTTGTTTTCTTCCTTCTCGTTTAAGGCGATCAGCATAAGTTTCCATCATACTGCCTCCACAGTTAGTGCTTCGTTATATAGATTACTCATCAACATATTTAATTCAGTTTTATTTTCTATGTTTAATGAATCTACATATTTACTTAAAATTGTTAAAGTGTCTTGTGCTTCATCAACTAATTCATCATCTTCTATAAAGTCCAAATCAGAAAAATTTTCAACTACTACTAGATTGGCTACATTTGCTTGATATAACTTATCTAATACAGTATCAAACCAAAAGGGATTTGTTTTCTTTTGTATTACTACTTTTACATGTGTATTTTCATATTCACTATAATCTTTACCTGTCAATGATTCAAACGTTTCCTCGCTGTCATCATAATAAAGCTTTCTGAACATTCTATAAGGATTTTGTATAAATTCTAATTCTCTAGTTTCTGTATCAAAGATATGAAAACCTCTGGTATCTTTATAATCACTCCATGTTATTTCATAAGGATTTCCTAAATAATAAACTGTTCCATTATCTGACTTATGATGAAAATGCCCACTCATAGCCATGTCAAATTTATCAAAAAGTTTTGATTCTACTCCATCATGACTCCAGGATCCAATATGTTGTTCAAATCCTTTTACTTCAAGATGTCCCATGAGTATTTGACATTGTGTATTATTAATTGCCTTCATACATTCGCCATAGTTTTCTTCACATATCCACGGCATCATTAGTATTCCAAGTCCATCAAAGTCTACTTCTTTAGGAGAAGCATACATCCACGGCTCTATTTTACCCTCGTGGCTTGTAAAAATTTCTTGAAGAGAATTCAATTCATTAGTATTTTTATGGAACGTATCATGGTTGCCTATGATAATATGTGTATCTACTCCTATCTTCCATAAGCGTTCAATGAAATTTGTTCGTAGATCATTCAGTATTTTAAAATTGATAAATTTTCTTCTATCAACTACATCACCTAAATGAATTAATGTTTTGATATTGTGTTCTTCAAGGTAGGGAAAGAAAATATTATCATAAAATTTTCGGAAATAGTTTAGGAAGGTGAGACTATCACCACGAGCACCCCAATGAGTGTCCGTAATTAAGGCTATTTTCATGCTGCACTCATAAAAAGTTCTAACTTTGATTCTGTCTTTTTAATTGTTTTCTTTTTCTTACTCTTTTCAAAATTATCTACAAAATCATCAACCATTACCTTAAAATCAGATTTTTCATAATCATTAACAGAAATCATATTCTCGGTAGAGGTTTCATAATCCATATATTCAGGAGAAGATTCATAGTTTTGCATACTCTTATATTTTATATATAACTGTTTCTTCTCTTTTTGAATTCTACGAATGAAAGCATAATAAATTATTTGAGTAAAATATGCAAAGGGATTATTTGATTTTTCAGGATTGAAATTGTGGATATAGTGTAAACAGTTTTCTATTCCATCAGAAATCATATCATTTTTAAATGCATAATTTATGAAGTTTGGTCTGAATGATAATCTTTGAGCTATTTTCAGAAATACTGATCCCAAATATTCAGAGATCATTGGTAATTCTTTATCTTTTTTAACTGCTTCGTTATATTCTCTCTTATATTCGATCATTGCCTCTAAAAACTTGGCATTATCGACATAATGAGCTTTACTAGTCTTTGTTTTTCTTTTAGCCATAATATTATTATATCATAAAATTTGTTATTGTCAACTACCTAATTCATGTATCCTTCTGGTTCAAAATCTGCTAAAATTTTTGACATTTTGGTTAATTCTTCTTGGGAAGAATGTTCGCTATCTTCTTTTACAGAATTTAAATAAAAATCTTGGTATTGTTCCCCTAAACTTGAAACAGACATAATACATCTTGCCGCTAGAGGTACAAATGTAGTATCTGTAAAAGGTAACCATTTAAGTAATGCTAATTGTGTAGTCTTTTCATTATCATCAAATTTCATCATCACTTTCATCGGCCAATGTAATTCTAAATAACCATTATCTCTACTTTTATCATTTACCACTACTTTTGAAAAAATAATTTCTCCATTATCAAGCCGTATAACTTTTAAATTTTCGTTGTCTAGTTCTACTGCCATTTATGCCTTAAGTGAAATATTATAAATTTTATATGGAAACTTTTCTTCATCATATATTTTCATTCTATCTTCATGATGTCGATAAGCATAGTTCTTTCTGTTCTTCCATCGTAAATCATCGGCAATATCGTATAGTACAGTTTCTTGATTATTATCTGATAATCTTAAACCACGACCTATCGATTGTAGATTTCTGATGCGAGACTTAGAAGGAGAAGCGAACACAATGTTATGCAGATTCCTAATGTTGATGCCGGTACTGAATACCCCATAACTTGCCACGATGATGGCATCTCGTTCTGTTTCTGCAATTGCTCTGATTTGTTCTCTGACTTCTGTTTCTGTTCCTCCAAATACGAAAAATGTTTTTCTATCATCATCTGTTTTCTCCTCGATCATATCGTATAAAATACGTCCATGTTTTTTCACTAATCTAAAGAGTAGCAAAGTATTACCTTCAAGTGATAATACTAGGTTTCTTATATATTTATTTCTTTTCTCATGCCCAACTATAAATTCTAGTTCATCTGCATATTTAATTTTTCTAAATTGTTCACAAATTACATCGGGATATTTCAATACTATAATTTCTACACGAAATGGTGCTAATTGTTTTCTGTCAATTAATTTCGCAGTTGATGTAACTTTATAAACCTTGCCAAAAAGACCTTCAAGTACTAATTTGTGAGTTTGTGTTCCATCTAATGTTCCTGTAGTTCCAATTCTATATTCAGCGTTCACACATTTGGTCATAATAGATGTAAGAGATTTTGACTTGAATCCGTGTGCCTCATCGCCAATTACTAACTTATAGGGTTCAAATGTTTTCTTGTTAAGTTTGTAAATAGATTGCCATGTTGAAATAACTACTTGTTTGTCTGAAACTTTATCTTGTCCGGCATAAACTTGATGACAGTATTTGGCGGAATCCCATCCATATTCCTGAAAGTCTGCATATAACTGTGAAACAAGTGAAGTGGTAGGAACGATTATTAATGTTTTAACATTGAGTGCTCGTACTATCAAATAAATGATTAAAGATTTTCCACTTGCGGTAGGAGATACTAATAGACTTTTCTTATATGATAAGGCATGATGAAATCCCTCTAACTGATAATCTCTGGGTTCAAAGGGTAATTTTAGACTTTCTAAAAACTTTTCATTTTTTTCTATCTTGCGTGGTCTCCACCAATCACCATCAGGTTTTACTTCATAATTTCTTTTTTCAGCAAATATAAAAACGTATTCAAGTAGACCACTATACAATAATCTATTATGAATATTAAATAATCTAATCTTACCATCCCAAATTCTCATCCGATAAGCGGGCATGAATGTATGACCTGGAACAGTAAAAGTAAAATAATCACAAAGCTCTTGTGCTACACCCGCTTCACAAGTAACTTTGAGATATACTTCATCTTTCTTAGATATCTCTATTGTATCAATTACCTTCTGTGAAGCGTTTCCAGTCGATTGCATTTTTAATTAAATAACCTCTAGTTGATAAACTTTTTACTACTGATTCAAGATATTCTACTTTTTCTTCTTGTAGTGATATTTTTTTCTTACCCTCTATTATGTCATCATCTGCATCTATGTATTCTTGTACATCTGCCTTGAGTAACTTATATTGGAATGGCTCCCAATCGTATGCCTCTAATTCGGTTTCATCCATTCTTCCAGAATAATACTCCCTTTTAACTTTCAATAGTTTACTATTATCAAATTTCATAGTACGGAGTCTTAATCTTTCATCATGAAAGAGAATTAAATATTTGTTATGTAATTGGGGAATTTTAACAGATTCTTGAGATAATTCTGTTTCATCAATTTCACAATCACCTGACCATAATTTCTGTATTTCTTCAAACTTCATAATCTTTTAATTTTTTAAGGGCAACCATTGTGCCTTCTTGTTCAATTATTTTGGCATAACCTTCTTCAATCCATTCAGTTATAAATCTTGTTACACCTTCACATGTTGGATCAAAATAATCATGTGCTAAGCAATCACCATTCAAATAATTCCAATGATGAATAAAATCTTTCTTAATGCCTTCATACGAATGATCTCCATCAACAAATAACATAGACAATGGTATATTTTCCATTGCATGAGAGTTGTCTACTCTAATATCTATTCTATCTTTTTCTTCATAATTATTTAACCATTCATCAACATCAGGATCATGACATCCCGTTACAACATCAACAGAAACTACATTTACATCTGAATTATGTGTAGCCATGGCAAGTAATACGGTTGATCCTCCCCAATACCTACCAATTTCTAATATTGTATTTCCTTTTCCTGTGTGATGAAATAATTTTTTAGGTTCAATCCATGTTTGTTTTGCGTACTTATATAACAATCCCGCTTCATGTAAATCTAATCGGATTATATTTCTTGTTTCTCTAGGTGAGTTAAATAACCATAACAAGTGTGCAAAATCACTATTCATATACCCTCTTGACAAATCTAAAAATTCATGTTATAATAAGGTGTTCTCGCCAGAGACACTAATATAGGTTAGTTATTTAATAAGTTTTTAATAATATATTCTGTATAATTAAATGATACTGTTGCTACTTGATATATTGGATCTGTTGTAGTGCTATTAAAAGATACTTCTGATAATGTGGTAGGAAAAATATCTTTAAAATGAAATTCCATTGTGGCGTTCATGGCGCTACTTAAAATAGTTAATACTGCAGATGTATATTTATTTTCATCTCCAACCATCCATTCAAATACTTCTTGCCAATTTTTTAAATATTCATCAATTAGGAAAGTTACATTAAGTGTTTCATAAGTTATAACACCAGTATGTCTAGAAAAATTTTGAAGTTGAGGTGTGGCTATTACTGCACCCTCTAATGATATGCCTGGCAAATTAACACTTTGAATGAAAAAGGAAGTATTTGGTAAAGCTGCAACATCAAATTTAAACTGAACTTCGGCTAAAGGATTAATATTTTTAGGTTGATTTGTTAAAACTGGCATATTTCCTTTTCATCCTTTGAAAATAAATTTGGTAATTTTGGGAAATCTTCTCCAAGATAATTCACCCAAATAAATTGTAGTGCTGGATGTTCTTTAACTACTTTAAGAATTTGTTCATCCCATTTATTATATTCATCCCTCATATTTCTATCTCTACTGAAATAATGTTCTGTATTAGTATAGAGATTGGCGTAATAATCAACATGGTGATCAAAACCTAATAGATAAACTTTTTCATAATCATTACAAGTAAAATCTCGACATGCAATATGTAGTGCTGAAGTTCCAGTAGACCACCCCATCACTTCAGTACCTATATTTTTAATTTTGTGTTGCCAGTTATCGGAAACCCAAAAAATATATTTTTGAGGAAATTCTACATTTTTATCGCGTCCAGAAATATATACAAAGTTGTTATCACCTGCCTTTCTTTCTGTTTCATATTCTGAACCATTAACAAATGCTGAATAATACTGTGCCGGTAATAGATTCCATGAATCATGTGTAAAATAACAATCACCATCAAATCCCGAATCAATAATTTCACTTATTATTCCGGCATCTATGGCACAAATTACATCAGGAGTAAAATCTCTATAACAAGCATTACATCCTATAACTGTTCCATCTAATTTCGATGGATCAATATTTGCTCTACTGGGTCCATTCCCTAATACAAAGACATTTTCAGACATCTCACTTTCTCCATTATATATTACTATTTAGTAAGCACAAAAAAAAGGGCGGGCAAAAGCCCACCCTTTAATCTGTATATCCTTATATAAAGAATTACATAAGGTTTGCAACGATAACGTGCCTGTAGTAACGGTTTGCGTTAGCTGTAAGTGCACCAGAACCGGCTCCGTTATTGGCGGATCCAGTATCGTTTGCGAAAGGATTGGAAACAAGACCGTAACGAGTCTTAAATCCGATCTTTGGTTGAAAAGAGTTCTCACCAACTGCACGAACCATTTGTAATGGAACGTATGGGCAATAGAACAGTCCAGCGTCATAAGCACTTGAACCTTTGTAACCAACTGTGAAATAGTTAGTTGCTGCGGAAGGTGCATATGGGTCAACATAGACTTTAAATCGACCATTAAGAGTACCAACCATAGTTGAACCTGTGTCGTCTGGATCAAATGCATTTCCGGAAGGATTACCAGAAAGTTGTCCAGCCATTGCCAATGCTGATGCTACATCTGAAGATGTAATCAAGACATTACCTTTACCTCGGCGAGTGTCTTTAGCAATTGCGTTAGCTTCACGTTCAATCTGGAACATTAGACCTTTGAACTTCTCAACAGACCAACGTCCATTAGAGTCAGTATCAAGATCAAAAGTTCCTGCGGATGTAGTATTATGAGCGGCACCGGTTTTTGCGTT